CCTTAGGATTGAACTTAACATCTTCATCATTCAGAAGTGCTATTGCTTCTGAGCGAGAGAGATTTAGCGTTTTGAGCGTCGGGCCCTTTGAGGCTGGTTTAGCTTTCTTCGCCTTAGGTTTAGGCTCTGCCTTCTTAGCAGGGGCCTTCTTCGGAGCCACCTTCTTCTCAGTGTCAGGCACCGTGAAATCGATACATTTGAGTGGATGCCTATGCTTATTTACAACAGGGGCACTACAGTCAGCAAAGCGGTTTATGAAACCCTCTGGAATTTCAGCAACGGTGTTGCATACTATGTAGGAGCCATTTACCGGGTGGAACCACATCTGGTTCAAACCTGTTTTTTCGTCAGCCATTTTAAAATCCTATTTTTATTGGAGCTAAGAACAGTGAGGCGGCCTAAGCCGCCCCAAGTATTAAGCTTATGAGCCGTTGACACGGGAACCAAGCTCAGGCTGCACCATCTGAACACCAAAGACGGTATCCCAACGGTGGATGTGCCGACCAGTGGTAATATCAGAACCACGCCAGTAGCGGATGCCAATACCTGTCTCAGGGTCTGAGATGAAGCTAGACGTATCCGAGAACGGAGTACGCAGCCGCGCAGACACGAGAGAGATGGCTCGCTTATGGAAAGCCACACGAATTGGTGTAACTGCACCAGCAACAGTAGTCCAAGTAACCACTGCGGCATCAGCGGGAATGCTGTTCACAGTCTGGAATGCAGTATTCACGAGCGTATCGTCTGCCGCTGATACGCCGTCAGATGTACCACCGACGATGATCGCTGGAGAGATAGTCACTGTAACGTCACCAGTACCATCCGCAGTAGCAGCAGTAAGAACTGTGAACTGCTTAGGATATGCGAAAGGCTGACGCGAGCGGTTATTCACTGCGAGTACGTTAGCGACCTCAAACGTATCACCAGCAGAGACTGTCGCATTAGCGCCCAGGCCTGCAAGATTGATAGTCTGCTGTCCGTTAGTATCCTTCACGTCACGATAGTTAACGTTCTGGCTTGCGCCGTCAATTGTTCCATCAACACGCGTACCCGCAGTGATTGACTGCGTATTCTGGGTCGCAAACAGATCGACTTCCGACAGGATCGGGATTTGAACTTTCTGCATCGCGTTCAAGTTAGTGTTGCGCCCGGTGAGGTTCGTGGCTGTGATGTTGCCACGGATCAGCTCGCCGTCCTCGAATGTCACAACTGACTTGAGGTCAACGTTAGGCACAGACTGCTCCATCAAGCGCGTATGCACTTTGTTGAACTGCTGTGGAGAGGCGATGGCCACGCCTGGGGTACCAACAGGAAGCTGCGGACTTCATTGTGCTGTCCTGCATCAACTGGTTATACGACTGGATACTCTCCAGATCACCAACGTCAACGTGTACGTTCTTGTACTGATCGACTTTGACCTGAGTTTGGCCAGTTACGATCTGCTGGAGGAACAGCGCTTCGCCGTCCTGAGCCACAAACTGAGGTGGGCGTTTGATATTGATCGTCAGACCATTCTCATCCGTTACCTCGTTTCGAAATTGTCCGTCCACAAGACGGCCTGCCACCAAAGCGTTCTTCAAAAGAAGGAGCATAACTTTGGAGTATTCTGTGGCGTCTAAAAACTGATTAGCCATTTGTACTACCTTTCTTAATTACCGATGCCTAGAACTTCTTTATTTGCGTGTTGTTCGAACTCCGCAAAATCCATGTCTTTGGCAGCTTTTTTATGAACGCCCGAACCATTAACCTTAGAGGTCGGTGGTGGGAGAGCGCTCGTTGCTTTTTTCTTCTTTTTCGGGGTGGCGTCGTTAGACGAATATTTCGCTGCTAAGCGGCCGAACTGTTGAGCCTGCATTTGAGGCGACATTTTTGCCAGTTTCCGTGAAAACTCTGGGTCACTGGCGACCTCGTAAACTACGTGGTGTCCCACATCGCTTTCCAAAGCCATAAGTGCAAAATCTGGCGACAAGTCATACTTGGGTGCTATACCCTTAGCTTCGTCACCTGCACCTGTAACAACTACTTTCTCAAAATCATCGTAGGCTTCGACACCTGCCACAATTTTTTCGTCATAGCTTTTCTGAACTTTATCAGCTTGCTGCTGCGCGGCCTCAGACTGCCGGGTTTTTTCATGCTTCGCTTCACGCTTAGCGTCTCGTTGGTCGAGCCGCCACTCCATGAGAGCTTCTTGATACCCAGCATCAAGCTCACCGTAAGTAAATTTATCAGGATCGGGCTTCCCATCCTCAGCGGCCTTACTTTCGCCGGTATCTTTATCCTTATCATCATCGCTGTCTGGGGTCAATTTCTTTTCGAGTGCAGCTAGACGTGCTTCCGTCGCCACTTGCTTGGCCTCAGCCGCATCAGCACGCTCGTCAGCCTCATGCCGAGCCCTCGTAAGCTGCCGAATGCGCGTCCTAGCAGGCACCTTGTTTTTCGAGTGCCCACTGTCGTCTCCGCCGTCATCGTCAGCGTCGTCATCCCCTTCAACGTCGTCTTCGTCACTATCACCTTCTTCGGCGTCGGCGTCCCCATCAGCATCATCATCTGCTTCACCCGCGTCTTCTCCGTCGCCGTCAGGTTCTCCGGCAGTATCTGTATCATCATCAACACCCTTTGGCTCTGCGTCAGCCTCAGGCGTTTCGCCTACACTGCCCTCTGCTGCGGCAGTTTCTTTTCCGTCACTTTCGTGAACTACAAAGCTCTCTGAGCCGTCTGTTGTTTGTTCGTCAGCCATATTACTCTCCTATTTCCACTCTCGTGATGTTATCAAACTTCTCCATAGCAGCGAGCATATCATTTACACGATCACTCTGCGCGCCTGCTACCGCCTTAAACTTCGCAACCCCTACCTCTGAGATTGCCTTCATCGCATTAGCCTCTGCCTGGGCCGCTTGACCCTCAGCAGCTTTAGCCTGCGATACCTTCAACTGCATTTCAACTTCAAGCACAGCATCCGCCTTCTGCTGCTGCTGCTCTGCGGCCTGAGCCTGAGCCTGAGCCTGCTGCTGCTGCTCTTCCGTCATGTCGTTAGGGTCTATTGTGCCAGGTGGTAGCTGCTGACGCAGCCTGCGAGCAATCTCAGTGGCACCCGGCCAGTCTTGTGCTTCCACGATCTTGTCAGCAGCGATAGCCAGTGTCTGTGGCATTGCGTTGACCATGTTGAGCATGTTCTCAGAAGCCTCCATACGCTTGGTAGCGAAGCTAGGCCCTGTAGTGCTGGAAACAGAGTATTTACCTGCTGTGATGTCCACGGAAGCTTCACTTGTCGTATCGTTGATAACGACCGCAGGAATGTCTCTGCCGTCCTCACCCATAATCTTGATCGTCCGAGCGGTGTCATACACATGAGGAATAAGCTCGTTAATGACTTTTCCGCACTCCTCAATAGCTATGTTCAAATTATCCTGGTAGATCACCGTGCCAGTCTCACCTACGCGCTGACGGGCCTGAATAGCCACGCCTGACACCTCGTTGGACTGCTGGCCAAGGCTTGCTTGGTGCAGGTTCGAAATGTCGCGTAAGTCTTGGGCAGCCATGCCAGCCTGTTCTATCAAGCCAGCTTCGATCTGAGAAGGAGCTACACGTATCGGGGCTGGGTGATCTCCATCATAAACCAGCAATGGGTCATCAGACAGATGGCTCTCGCGCCATTCTGTCTCGCGGCCCTGTATGGCCTCCTCTGTAGCGATCCAGTTACCCTTCGGGGTGAGCATCAATTTCTCAGCGATGATTGACCGCCAGTAATTGTGCAGGCGTTGTGGGTCTTTGAGGAAACGGATGAGGCCGAAACGATGCGTACGTGTGCCTACATTAACCTTCCAGCCTGGAACAGCAAAAATCGGCACCCGGTGGATCGGCAGCTCATAAGGGCCCTCCAAAATATCGGTCGCGGTGATGGTGTAGAGCTGAGCGTATTTGCGGTCAACCTCACGCATAATAGGGAGCCCATTGGAACCCGGCACAACACGATCAATAAAGTCCTCTGTTGGCCTATCTGTTACGTCCTCAACGTCCTCAGTACCGTCCTCATCCCGCAGGAGCGCGACGATACGTTTGCGTGTCCGCATACGCCAAAAATTAACAATGCGGACTTCATCATCTGTAATCCAGTCACTCTTAATATCATAGCCGAGAAGTCGTAGGTCAGTCGTAGGGTCACCAGCAGTCGCTTTAGGGTATTCCTTTTTAAACACAGAACTCTTCATCCGCTGCACTTTGAAGCAGTGCATAGCGTCTGCTCCTGACGGCTCAACAGACATCTGATCCCATACCACCCCAAGAGCGTTGGCATGTTGGTTAATGCGGACGTTCTGCTCAAACACATCATCATGAGCGTATTCCAGCACCACTTCAAAGGACCCCATACCTGAGATGACTTGGTTCTCTAAGGCCTTGGTGTAGGCGGTGTCTGCACGACTATTTTTCTGAATGCTGCGGACAAGCCCTTCGCGGATACGGGCAGCAGGCTTGTGCTTTTTGTCGTCGGCTACGATCTTGATGTCTGTCTCGTTGAGGCGACGATCACCGACAACCTGACCAACGAAGGCTGGCAGGCGATTAAACGTAAGCGTTGGTTTCTTGGCTGAGACACGGCGCTTTTTAACAAAGTCATCCCACTGCTCACCGACCATGAATTCAGCGTCTTCTATAGCGCCTCGGCGGTTGTCATTGTCATACTGTAGATCATCGTCAAACAGCTGCGTGGCAAACCTGAGAAAGTCCTGGTCAGTGTCAAAATCATCCGGCCTCTTTGCCTTCTTGAAAACCGCCCGGAATTCGTCTTGGGCTGTCTTCTTCGGCTTCTGCCCAATTATTACGTCTTCATCGCTCATCTTACATCATCCATCCATTGCCGGTAACTTCGGTAGGTTCATATGCTTTCACTGGGCGGTTGTCAATGTCGCCATACTGAGGTTTTGGGGCTGCCTTGTCAACGTAATCTTTGATCTGTGCCATTGAGGCGAACGTTAGCGCAAGGCTGTCGCCAAGATCGGGTGACCTTACGCCCCGCGCGCGCATATCTTTCTTACTTTCGAGAAGTAAGTCGTTCGTAAGCGTGCCTTTTTCTGTAGGGCCCGTGATGTCTCCCTGCAATGCATCCAGATCAGGGATAGACACAGGCTCGTCCTCATCCTCAAGCCATGTCTTCATGCGGAGCCATATTTCTGCTCTACGGTTCTTCGGGCCCGGCTTAGGGTTTTTAACCCCCTCTTGATGCATCTTGTGCTGTGACTTTCCTCCAAAGTTGAACGCCTTAAGCACGCCCACTGGAATGTCGCCGTCAGCTTTGAGCAAATCGAAGATCGCTGAGCCAATGCCACCAACGTCAATATAGAACCGCGCTGGCTTATGCTTGAGGATTGTTCTCTTACAGAACTGGAACCCTTCCTGGGTCTTGAGCTTATTGCGCCACTTGAGAAATGTAACCTCGCGGCCTCTGCGCCCACATATGGAGAACCTGTCACCGCCCGATCCTGCTGGATCACACCCCATGAGCAACGGGCCAGCCCCCTCTACCTTACGCTTACGCGCCTTGAGCACATCAAGGGCTGGGATGTAGCTGTCCACACCTGAGTTGGTGAAAGCCAATTGTGCGGTGGCCGGGTACTCCTGATCGAACAGGCTTATGCTGCGCAGTTCTTGTATTTTCGCCCGACGCCATGCCATGCGCTCTGGAGGGAGCTTGAATGCATCAGCATATTCGACCTCCGACATCTCCCCTTCACCATGTTCACTGCTAAGGGCAAAATCAGGAGCTGGCTCGCGGATATATTCTTCCTGCCAGAACCATGGAATGAAGATCGCGATATAGTCACTATCCCCTGCCTCAGCCTCCTGCCAGCGAGCATAAAATTCGCCGTTGGGGCCATTCGCCGTACTCTCCAGAATGATCTCAGTGCCGGGCATATCGGGCACCCCCTGCACAGATGCGGCGAAGTGTTCGGCTGCATTCGCCCAGAAGGCCACCTCAGAGCCATGGAAGAGTGTTGGGGTCCTACCCCTGCCGCCAGCCTTCTGACCGGCTGTGGCGACCGCGTAGCTGCTGTCCAGGCGCTCAAATTCCAGCTCTTTGGCATTACTGCTCCCTGTTTTGGGGGCGAGCGGGTTATGCTCGTGGTATCGGTCCACCATTTTGAAGAGATTATCCGTGGCCTTCTGCTCGTGAGCGAGGATGTACACATTGATCGCCCGCCATAGCGATGACTTGTGATAATACCGCGCCGCCACATAAGTCGAGATGCCCTGCTGTCGGCCCTTGAGGAAAAGAGCCCGGACCTTGCCTGTCTCTACGAGCTGCCGCTCCAAGCGGCGATGTGCATATTTCTGTGCCCGGTTCATTTTGAACGGGACGATCTCTGCTTCTTTTGTTTTGATTTTTAGGCACTTATCGCCGAACAGGCTTAACTTTGCCCTGATCGTATGAAGTACCTTTGCTTTTTTTATCTGTCTTTGGTCAGCCACATTAATCTCCTCAGAATTAGGGAGCCCTATTGTAAGCTCCCTAATTCGTAAGTCAACGTTACACGGGCACCCAACTCGTACCGTCGTAAAGCTCGCAGGCTCCATCCGTATTGAATATTGGCCCCTCACCATCTGCTGGCGTCCCTGTCCAGGCGTCACGCTGTATCTCTGTCACAGTGATCATGATCTCAGAGCGTAAGCCTACCAAATCTTGGCGTATGCTTCTGTAAGCGTCAAGGAGGGCAAGTTGTGTAGCTGTGGCAATAGTGGTGAGGCCACCGTCTTGGAATTCTACCTGCGTCATAGAGTCGATGACGGTTTCGACAAAGCTATAGCCGGGATAACGGTTCAGCAGGTCATCTCTATATTGTTCGTAAATCATAATTATTCTCCCGCGTAAATAGTTGCGTAGGATGTAGTGATGCCGCTGGTACCAGAGTTGCGGGTAATGCGTGGCCTGATCTGATCACCCTTAACTGCCGCTAGTGGGAATTTCTTAGTGATGCTCTGCGCGTCAGATCCAACAGCCACAAGAGCCTCAACAGGATCGGGTAGATCCCCGAAGCCGCTGCCTGTATCAATTTCCCACTTGAACCGGAAGTCAACGGTACCACCCGAGCTAGACACCGTGAAGTCAAACTCAATAGCATCGTCAAACGGTTCGTTACCCGTATATTCAAAAATACCGGCAACGTCGTCAATCAGCTTCCAACGTTCGATAGTGGTGCCTTCAATCAACGCAGACCCACCAGTACCGAAGACCATCGCAGTGAACGTGTTATTCACGATAGCCCCGTTCGCCGTGGAATTGTCGTTCACAAACGCTGTAGCAATATAGTGAGATGCTATACTGTCCGGATTATCTGACGCCAACACGAACGGGTTGCTTTGGTCTAGACCCTCCGTGCTGAACGTACCGGCCTGTGTAACTGTAAACACAGCGGCTACATCAAAGGAGTTTGTCTGTACGTTATAGATCAAAAAGCCGCCATCATAATCCGTCGCAGCCGTAGTATCCAAGGTAAGAGCCGTTGCAGCGCTTAATCCGTGTGACGTAGAGGTCACTGTCACGCCGTCGACGAGGTAGCTCCCAGTTTCATCAGTGCCGAATGCAATAAAGTCAACTTCGAAAGTTGTTGCTGTTGTCAGTGTGACGATACCCGTCTGGTTATAATCGGTATTTGTTGTGAAACCGGATATAGTAACTGTTGAGCCGAGTAGAGGCGATGTGCCAGCATGGTTGAATACTGCAACGCCGCCATTATCGGTTACGCTGGTGATAGCGGTCGCGCCAATTGAATTATCCGCAACGGCTGTAAATGTTCCTGTTGTCCCCGACGTATCAAAAAGACCCACTCCAGCAGTTGTGTTTATAATATTGGCCCTGACTATATTTCTGCCAAATCCCTGTGTAGCCGGATCAAATCTGACAAGCGTTTCTCCCGCCGCAAGATTGCCCGTAACCCTGTTTATTGTGACATCACTGGTGCGTTGGCTTGAATTCCTAATATCGTAAACTGGACCGCCAACCCCTGCACCTGTTTGTACCCACGTTCCTGACGTAATGACAATATCACTACAGGTATCAAGGATTAAACCAGCAGTACTGTTTGCCCAGACGAGGTTATCTATTACGACTGCCGGACCATCGATACCTGTTGGTAGTCTGGCTATTGTTCCAAGGTCGAAATTGATGAACGTTGAAAATCCTGAAATCGAGATAAAATCAACGACGAGACCATTTAGAATTCCTTTATAGTCAAATAACACAGTGCCTGGTGTGGCAGCGACAAACTCCATATTCTGAATGTCGATGTCGCCTCCTGCGGCAGCTGTGAAAAACGGGTCAGTCCCGGTATAAACATACGTGCTGGTCTCCGCATCATCTATAAGTTTCAGGTCAGCGGCTGTGCCTGAATTGACATATCTTATTGGGGTGGTGACAGCGGTTCTGAATTTGAGGACCAAAACCCCAGTTACGGTGATCACGTCAGCAGTCGCTAGTGCCTCCAAGTCCTCAAGCGTATTGATCTCAACAACGGTAGGAGGATTTACGCTCCGTTTGAACCATTCTGTACCAGTGGTCGCCTCACGGCTTTCAAAGGAACCGGATATTGCACCATTCGCACGTACATATTCATCACCACCAGCACCCGTGATAATACCGTTTGGATCCTGATCGCCTAAAAACGTTTTAGATGCACCACCGTTGGTGCCGATTGTTTCAAGGTCGAATATGGGTACAGTATCGGAACCACTAGAATTCACATCTATAGGGGTGTCGAAACGCCACTGATCGAGGCCAGCATCAAAGGCCCCCTTAGGTACACCATTTGATGAAAATTGAACACTTCCGCCCGGTACACCCAAGAATTTAGCCGATGATACATCAAACGCTGTGCCCAAATCGTACTCGTAAAGTACCTTAGTGTTAGAGCCGGTCATGTACATCTTCGTGCCGTCAGGATTGAAGACGACACCTCTAGGGTCTCCATCTTGTGAGCTGACATCGAAACTCTGTAAGAAAACAGACGTTGATATGTCGAAACCTACGCTTAGGTCATATTCTATAATTGCATCACTACTAGCACCGGATATATACATCTTAGTGCCGTCAGCATTAAAGGCGACGCCAGTTGGAGTTGTATCTTGTGCGCTCACGCTGAAACTCACTGAAAACACCGCTGTCGATATGTCAAAAGCTATGCTTAAGTCAGATTCATTAATGTCATTACCACCATCACCTACTATGTACATCTTAGTGCCATCAGAACTAAAATTGAGACCTCTAGGTAGTGGATCTTGTGCGCCCACGTTGAAACTCACTGAAAACACTGATGTGGATATGTCGAAGGCTACACTTAAGTCATATTCGTGCACATTATCACTAACAGTACCAACTATGAACATCTTCGTACCGTCAGTATTGAAGGTAGCGCTTTGAACCGAGGTCTCTTTTGCGCTGACATCGAAGCTCTGTAAGAACACCGCTGTCGATACATCGAAACCTGTGCTTAAATCGTACTCTAAAACTGCATCACTACTGGCACCTGCCACATACATCTTTGTACCATCAGTATTAAAGGCAGTGCTTTGAGGCAAAGTATCTTGTGCATTTACGCTGAATGTGCTGCTACTTGCTGCATCTTTACCTAACAGGGTCATCACTCCGCCGTCGGCGCTGTCGGTGCCGCCGGATATAACTTGGGTCCCCGTCGTACCACCCTTGCGAATTATTCCGTCAACCGTTAGATCTCCAGTGATGGCATCACCCTGCACCACAAGATCACGTGATGTAAGCAATGTGAAATCGGCATCAAGGTATGGGACTGTCTGGCCGTTGAATCCGCCAGTAGTCTGTAGCCCACCGTTGAGCTGCACACCTGAGAATTTCAACAGAACATCATCGCCACCTTCTACAAGCGTTTTATTGTCGAGCGTGATGGTTTTTAGGGTTCCTATTTCACCAACGGTTATTGCAAACGTGACATCCAAAATAGTCGGATCAGTCTCCAAAGTGCCTGCAAACGCCTGTACACGCAGATCACCAGCAGCGCCCGGCCTAATAGCGTAGCCAGATGTCATGGAATCACTTACAGTGTTAAACAGCATGGTCTGAGGGTCAGCTAGCAGCGTATCAAATACGTTGGCTACAGACTGTAGACTTGATACTCCAAAATCGTATTGGAAGGGTGCTGTATTGCCCGCAGCAGTAAACCGCGTAAGAAGGGGTATAGACGTAGAGCCGTAGGCATCATTGAGGTTCAAATTACGTGCAGCAGAGGATATATTCGTTCCAGAAGCACCAAGAAACAATGAGCCGGGGGACGAGCCGACAGAAGCTGGGCGAAACAAATCCTCATCATAAGTGGAGGGGCTGTCTACCCCTGACCAGAAATAGACTGTCGCCACCGTGCCCTCATTAACCTGGACTGGCAATCCATTCATCAAAAGTTGCTCGTTACCTACGGTATTGAAAAAGTCGTCGCGAGCAGTGATGCTTTCGAAGAAAAAACTGTTGCCTGTAGCACCAGCGGGGCCTGTCTCACCCTGAACCAGGGATGTTACATCAACAAATACGCTGCCTGCGCGCTGCTGATAGGCTATCTCACCCGCACCGTCATCCAAGAGCTTAATGATTATGAATTCATTCGCATCCATGCGCGCCAAGTCGATAATGCCGTTTGCCGTGGCAAAATATACGTCCCGTGCTGCTGCATCTGCGTAAACGCCGGAGCTTCCATCTGTCTGCGTCAGGAGCACAAAGCTCTGACCGCTCTTTATAAATCGTATTGTCATGATTAGCTCCCCACCCCTTCAAGCACAGATAAATCAGCGGTGCCTGCTGCTACGATCACGGCGAGGTGCGTCGTTTTACCCAGGGTGTCCCCTTTGGCATACGCGCCCTTCTCACCAGCCAAGATCGGCATGGAATTCAAGTCAGCCTCAACAGCACTATCGCCCGTCCGCACAAAAATAACGGTCGTCGTATTATTGACGAGCATCAAATCATCGGTGCCGGGGTTAGATAGCTCTATTCTTTGAGAGACAGTTGTAGCGGTGGTTATCGTGGCTGTGGCATTCAGCAACGAAAAATTTCGCACTCGGACAGTGGACATATTAGTGGCTCCTATTCAGCAAATGGAGGTATATGCGCTGAATTATGCCATTAATACGCAGAATGTCAATCTATTGGTTCGGAGGACGCATATGCATCTGCTGCGCGGGCCATACGCAGGTCACGCTCGGAAGGCTCAAAAACGTCCTCCGCGCCCTCTACTTCGCCGTCAGGGATAATGGCCAAATCGGTAATTTCCTCGCAATCACCGTCCAGGATGTCGAGCAGATCCTCGACATCATCTGACTTAGTGGCCTCGACTTCACGGCCGATCAACTTACCAAACATCTTGGTATAAAACTCGCTTGGGTTTTCGTCGGCCCACTCAGCAAATTTCTCAATCCCGCCGTTCATCTCGAATGCCATAATGACAGCAGCTCGGGAATATCGACCGGCGTTAACCGTCAACTCTCCCGCTCCGTTCACCGAAACTTTATTGTTGAATTTTTTCAAAGCTACTGCATTCATAACCCTACCCTAGCACACCATACGTCTAATCACCAGACGCTTGCATAAGGATGACCCGCGCCTTCTTCGTAATGCGCCAACCTTTACGGCGCATAGTATCGATCTTAGACCTACCCTCTGTAAGCTGCTTAACAATCTCACGGCACCGCAGCATCAGAACCCGCAGCTTAGCTGGAGCGGGGGCACCTTTAGCATAGGGCTCATCATCAGGGTACAGAGCATTGCAAAAATCAGACGGGGGGATGTATTTCCCGCGCTCATCGATCAAGGAGCCAATAATGACTTCCTGCTGCTCACTAAGTCCCCACTCGTCGGGGATATTAAATTCTTCTACATTAGACATGTTTAGTCTCCGGTATTGCGCTGGAGGCCATGCTCCTTTTGTGCCCACAGATGCAGGTCAGCTAAGATACGCTTACGTTCTGCCTTATCAGTTTTGAACGCGGTGGGTATCATATCAATGAGGGCAGCATACTTAAACCCCTGCTTACGACACTCCTCCATGAGGGGGATCATATACGCCCGCTGAATATGGGCATGGGCCGTTATCTGCTCTTGGGCGTTCATCTCATTATTATTCGCCGACCGATAATAATCCTCCCATAACCCGGCTACGTGGACATACTCTTCCAGCAGCTTTAACAGCGCTACGGTTCTACGAACTTCCTTGGACATTACCTTCTCCTGCTTTGGCTTACTATGCCCTTACGGTAAAGGGGTGTCAACAAGAAAAAATAACCCCCCATGGTGCGCATCGCTGAGAGGCGTGGGGGGTGTTGTCCTTTGGTAGTATGAGGCTGCGCTAGAGGCGTGTCAACAAGAAAAAACCCCGCAGACGGAATACCGACCACGGGGCTGAGTTTCACTGCATTACCAGCGAGGATAAGTCTAAGTCTCAGCACCTTCACAATTTGCTATGTGGTTATCCAGGGCCGCACACACACGTTTTCGGAGACTGCTGGATACGATGCTAGAGGGTGTGGGAGGTTCAGCCAACGCCTTGTTTATGCACTTTAAACG